AATAACTAAAGTTGCAGTGGTTCAAGGAAAAAGTTATGAAGATGCATTAATTAGTTATCAAACATATAAAGATCTAGGTTATAAAAAAATAGCATTTTCATATGGTGCTAGTTATTACAATGATATATTCCCGCATATAAACAGCGATTTTGGTAAGGCAATGGGAAGGCTATGGGTTATAAATTCATTGTATAAAGACCGAGTAATCACGAAAAAAGACCGCATACATTTGCTTGGCACAGCTATGCCTTTTGAATTTAAGTTTTATGATGGATTACCATTTATTGAATCTATTGACACATCAAATCCAATTATGGCCGCTTTAGAAGGAACTAGGTACACTGATGGCCAACACCCAAAGCCAAAACTTAACCTTAATGCAACTCAAACTTGGAATCTTGAAGATATTGACGTAGATTTAATATATTACAATGTTATTAGATTTAGAGATATAAACAATTTATAATATGCAATTAGAAATTCCCTTTCCCAAAGACAATGTCGTAGTCTCACTAAGTGGTGGGATGGACAGCAGCACCTTACTTTTGCGCTGTTTAAAAGAATACAAAAATGTTGTGGCTGTAAGTTTTGATTATGGCCAAAAACATCGAGTTGAACTTGAACGTGCACAATCATTGGTAGATTATATCAATGCAAACCCCTGCCGTATATTTCACCATGATCATGCCCCTAATGGATTTGAAGAAACATATTCATTAGTAAATTATCAAGTTATTAAATTAGAGGGTTTAACTACTTTACTTCATTCCACACTTGTGGCTGGGGGGACTGATGTGCCTGAAGGACATTATGCTGAAGAAAATATGAAAGCAACAGTTGTTCCTAATCGCAATAAAATTTTTAGCTCAATTATCCAAGCAGTTGCTCTATCTATTGCCACTCAACGCAATCAAGAATGTGATATTGCTTTAGGGGTACATGCAGGTGACCATTTTATTTATCCCGACTGCAGAGAAGAATTTAGAAATGCTGACTATGATGCTTTTAGAAAAGGTAATTGGGACTCGCATTTAGTAAACTATTTTACCCCATATTTACATGGAAACAAATATACTATTTTAAAAGATGGAGAAGAATTATGTAAAGACTTAAGATTAAATTTCGATGAAGTATATTCACGTACCAATACTTCATATAAGCCAATTCTCTTAGAGGTAGACTCTAATACCCCCGGAAGCACAGTAATGAATGTAGGTATGTGGAACCAAGGATACTACAAATGGTATTCAGATTATAAATCAGCATCATCAGTTGAAAGAATAGAAGCATTTATTAAATTAGGACGACCTGATCCTGTAAGTTATGCTGATGAAACCGGTCCTGTGGCATGGGAGACTGCAAAATCACACGTCGAAAAAATATTAAAAGAACATGAAGCGTAAACCTTTACCAAAACCACAATATTATGTTGTGATAAACCAAGATGGTCTTGTATTTTCCGGTATGAAACATGGAAAATTTGAATGGGACTGTGATTGGAATAATGCTAAACCTTTAGAATCATCATCAACCCAATATTTATTACGAGAAAACAAATGTGAACTAATTAAACAAGAAGAAATTTTATGAAACAATTATGGTATTTTAGCGCTGGATGGTGTTCTGGCTGCAAACAATTAGATCCTGTTATGGATCAAGTAGCAAAACAAGGAATTGTAGTAAACAAAATGGATGTTGACTACACCCCTGATGTAACAGTAAAATATAAAGTGCAAAGTATCCCTACTGTAATCTTAGTAAGGGATGGACAAGAAGTTAAACGTTTTACAGGAGCGCGCAGTATTAACGAAGTAATGAATTTTTATAATGGGTAAGTTTCAATCAACAAAATTATTTGACGGATTTTCTACTGTGTTCCGTCAACATAAAGCTAAAGATACGCATTGTAAATATTTACACGGATATGCTATTAGCTTTAGAGTATGGTTCGAAGGTGAATTAGATGAACGTAATTGGGTTTGGGATTTTGGGGGAATGAAACGTGCCAAAAACACAATTGATGGCTTGAACCCAAAAGCTTGGATGGATTATATGTTTGATCATACCACTATTATAGCACAAGATGATCCATACTTAGAACATTTTAAACAAATGCATTACGACGGTATTATACAACTTCGTCTTTTACCAGCAGTAGGAGCAGAGCAATTTGCTAAATATATTTTCTACAAACTCAATGAATTTACATTATTAGAAACTAATAATCGTGTTAAAGTTGCTAAAGTAGAAGTATACGAAAACGAACGCAATTCCGCTTCATATGAAGAATCAGTTGAGACACTAGTAGTTCCAAAAGTATTACCACCTGCTCCAGTTTGGGTTACATCACATACATAAAATTAGATATATGAGTAAAATAGAAAGAATGACAGATGAAGAAAAGGCTAAAATAAGTGGCATCATCGAACTTTACCCTTGTATTCAAAGTGAAGGTAGTAGAGCAGGGTTTCCTACAATAGCAATTCGTACCACAGGGTGCACCCATAGATGTTATTTTGGAGAAGGTGGTTGGTGTGATTCTTACTATACCTCAATTCACCCCGAAAAAGCCCGTTATAGCTTTAATGATATTATAGCTATGTACGATGCCCACCCCGAAATTAAAGAAATGATGCTTACTGGTGGGTCTCCTACTATGTGGCCTAAACTTGTAAACGAGCTAACACATTTTGCTAATGAAAGACAAATCACCATTACAATTGAAACTGAAGGATCACATTATTTAGAAACAGATTATCCTATTAATCTTATTTCTTTTAGTCCTAAGTTTAGTAATAGTATACCTGTAGTTGGTACTACTACACCTCTTGGGAGTATTGTAACTCAAAAATTAATTGATACCCACAATCGCTACAGGCTTAATAAAAATGCGATTAAAAAATCAATGGAATACCACACCGACTATCATATGAAAGTAGTCACTAATCCAGTTGAAGACCCAACTACATGGGATGAAATTAGAGCATTTTTAGATGAACTTGAAGTACCAAAACATAAAATTTGGATAATGCCTCCGGGTGATAATAGAGAAGAACTAATTAGAGTATATCCTATGGTTATAGATTGGTGTACTAAAAACTATTATAACTTTACAGGACGTGAACATATAATAGCTTTTGATACTAAACGCGAAATCTAAACCTTATTATATTTATAAAAAACAAAACCATGGCAACACTAGAAGAACAATACAAACAATTTCTTGCAGAAAATCCAAACTCAGAACTAACCTTTGAAGAATGGGAAAGTAGCTTAGATGATGATTGGGAGGACTGGGAATACTCAGAAGATCCCGAACTTGACGAGTTCTTGTATGACGAAGGAGAAGAAAGTAACTTCGACGAAGGATAATATTTAACACTAATATTCTTAAAATTAAACAAAATTAGTCAATGACACCTTCTATTTTATATTCTGAGGACGAAATACAAGATATAGTTAAAGATATAGCTGTTAAAATTAATGAGTTAGCAGGTGATGAACCCCCTATATTAATTTGTGTATTGAATGGAGCCTTTATGTTTTTTTCTGATCTAGTTAAACACTTAGGAACATGTCATATTGACTTTATTAGAATAAAATCATATGAAGGTATAACTCAAGGTGAACTACAAATAACTAAATACCCCGAAACTCCACTACACGGAAAAAATGTATTCATAATAGATGATATATATGATTCAGGCAATACAATGGATTTTATTACAAAAAAGTTTCAAATGGATCAACCACATTCAATAACTCCTGTAACTTTATTTAAACGATATTCGTCTGATACTCCTGAAAATCTTATTTTTGGGCATTTAATAAAAAATAATATGTTTTTATATGGATATGGTTTAGATGGAAATGGGGGGTTGCATAGAAATTCTAAAATAGTTTACGGTTATCCAATCGAATAATAGATTTGGATTTTCAAATAAAGGTTATTATATTTAATCAAAATTTAGAATAAATGTTATATATTAAAAAAGCAAACGACAATCAATCACGGTCACCAGAAGAAATTGAAGTAATGATTAATAATGCTTCTATTCATTATGGTCAATTTTTAAAAGCAATGGGATTTGATTATGAAGCAGACCCTCAAACCATTGATACTCCTACAAGAGTGGCAAAAGCATGGCTAAAAGATCTAATTATTGGTTCTATATCAGAAGAACCTTCTATGACTGTATTCCCTAATGAAGAAAATTATGATGGGGTTGTTATCCAAACCGGAATCCCAGTAGTATCAATGTGCGCACATCATAATTTACCATTTACGGGTTATGCATCTGTAGCTTATGTTCCTGGGAAAAGCGTAGTTGGGCTTAGCAAGTTAAATCGTATAGTTGATTTTTATTCTCGTCGCCCGCAAATGCAAGAATCATTAACCCAACAAATTCATAGTTTCCTCTCAGAAAAATTAGAATGTGAATCAGTAGCTGTTAGTATTGCTTCTAAACATATGTGTTGTTCGAATAGAGGAATTAAACATCCTACTAGTGTTATGACAACAAACAAATTTAGTGGTGTTTTTATGGAACCAGGAAATCTAATTCGTGAAGAATTTTTACACGCAATCGCTAAAAACGGAAAAGATCTATAATTTAATATTTATGAAAGACAACAATTACGTACCATTTGTAAGCGAAGTTGAAGAGTTTAATGCTTTAATGAATAAACCTAACAACTATGAACCCACAATACCCGATAGAAAAGAATGGGAGTTTGTATACAACTTTGTTTTGGAAGAACTTGAGGAATATAAACAGGCATGTGAGAAAGGAGATATCGTTGAAATTTTGGACGCGCTGTGTGACATTACTTACGTATCCCTTGGGAACGGTGCTATGCTTCATGGCCTTAAGGATAAAATTTGGCCCGCTTATTTGGAAATACAGGCATCCAATTTGTCGAAAGCTTGCAATAATGAAGAAGAGGCACAAGAGACTGTTAAAGTCCGCTCCCAAGAACAAGGTACAGATTGCCATTACGAGCGAGTTGGTGACAAGTATGTGGTATATCGTAGCTATGACAGAAAAGTGATGAAAAGTTGCTTTTATAAAAAACCAAATCTTAGACAATTCTTTACTGAGAACGAAATAAATTTATATAAGAAATAAATTTTTCTAATATTTATTATCGATAACAAGATAGTAAAGTATTATGACAAAAATTTATTTAGTTGAAAATTGTTTTGGAGATCCTAATAAAGTTTATATAGGAAAGACAAAAAATAGTAGAGAAAACGATCATAAAAAAACATATGGTAGTAATATTATCTATACTATTATAGATGAAATAGACTCTCTAGACAGAAAATATTGGGAGCCTTTAGAATCATATTGGATAGACCAATTCAGACAATGGGGGTTTGAGGTAGTAAATAAAAAGAAAAAAGGTGGTGGAGGAGCTGATTTTTATTCTCAAGATTCTAAAGATAAAATATCTAGAGCATTAAAAGGAAGAGTTAGATCATTGAGTTTTGGAGAAAAAATGAAGATTTCAATGTTAGGAAAAAATTTGGGTAAATCTCGCAATGAAAAAACTAAATTGAAAATGAGAGAAAGTAAATTAGGAAAACCAAGTCCCTTAAAAGGAATTAAAAAAGGATCATTAAACGAAGAACAAAAAGAAAAATTAAGAGTCCCTAAAAAAAATAAAGAAAACTATTTTTATCCTAAAACTAAAGCATTCTTTGAATCAGTTATAGGAAAACCTAAAAAGCACCCAAAATCTCGAAATAAAAAAATTAGCCAATCTCTAACTGGATACAAACAATCCCCCGAACACGTTGAGAAAAGAACTAATAAATTAAAAGGAAAATCTAATATAAAAAATAGAAAACCAAAACCTGAAGGGTTTGGGAAAACTATTAGTGAAAAATTAAAAGGAAAAAAGCATGATTCCAAAGCAAAACCAATTCTTCAATATAATATAAATGGGGATTTTATAAAAGAATTCTCTTCTATTACTGATGCCTGTAATATTGTGTTCAATAATAGATCTAAAAACCCAAATATAACTAAATGTTGTCAAGGAAAATTAAAAACAGCTTATGGATTCATTTGGAAGTATAAAAATTAATTATTATCTTACCTCTAAGTAAATTATAAAAAATAGTTATATCTAATGTATCAATCAATTTATTACTCTTTCGACCCGGAAGATAAGGGTACTTGCTACTTAAGGGACGATAAGAAGGGATGGTTATCCTTTAAATATTATCCTACTGTTTATAAAAAAGATCCGGATGGAGAATATAAAACATTATTTGGAGAACCTTGCTCTCCGGTAAACGGAAGGTATGACTGGAAAGACCCATCATTACTAGAAAAAGATATACAACGAGAATTAGCAATATTACGAGACTATTATTATAAAGAAGACTCTCCACCTTCATCTCACAATACAGTTTATCTTGATATTGAGATTGAAATGCTAGGAGCATTAACGCCCCAATACATTAGAAGTGCTCCTGCTAAAATAACATCTATAGCTTTAATTGATGCCAATACTAAAGATCAATATTGCTATATTTTAGATGAACACAAAACACTTAACCCAGCCACCGAAAATAATCGTTATATAATACCATGTGAAAATGAGCAAGCATTATTGGGTTCATTTTTAGAAAAGTGGGTTCAATTAGATCCTACTATTGTTGTAGGATACAATAGCGATTTTTTTGATATACCTTATTTATATTACCGAATTAAACAAATCTTAGGAGAAGATTTAGTATTATTCTTATCTCCTATTCGAAAAATAAAAGAATATATTTATAATTCATATTCCCCTATTACACTAGGAGGTGTTAATAGTTTAGATTATATGATGTTAATTAAAAAATATATTCCTAAAGAAGAAGCATCATATAAATTAGGAGACATTGGCTTAAAATATGCCAAATTGGGTAAAATAGAATACAATGGTACACTAGATACTCTATTTAAAGAAGATATTAATAAATTTATCGATTATAATCTTCGAGACGTTGAAATCATAGAAGCTCTAGAAAATAAACTCCAGTTTATACAATTAACTATTCTTATATGTCATTTGTGTCACGTACCATATG